CGCACCATTCGGCACCGTCATGGCCCGAGCGTTCTCAATCGCCGGTCCCTCAGGCTGTGGCTTGGGCGGTGGTGGGAGGATCAAGTTGATATCCCTCACACCCAACGCCGAGTACATCCGATGATATGCCTCATACGTATTATGGAGTTGCGGCGCAGCCTTTGACAGCTCAAGCTGTTGCTGCGCCAACGCGATCCGCTGCGTCATCGAGAAGATGTTAGGATCGCTGACAGGAATGACATCAATCTTCTGATCGAAGTCCTGCTGCATAATGTTCGGCTGCGCATTCTCAACCGTGTACGGGTACTCCTGAGGCATATACTCCGCAAACACCTGAGCAAGAAGTTTTAATTCCTGCTTCTGCGCGTAATGCAGGCGCTTATGCACGGCGCTCAGAACGCGGCTTCCTCTCTCAAGCAATGCGATGGTCGTACCAACCGGCATTTCCTGATTGGAGTCTGTCATTCCAAGGTCCGCCGACCCAATGAACTTCTCGGCGGCTGTCACGCAAAACCCTAACAGTTGCATAAGGGTCGCGCTTGGCTCCTTGTACGGAAGCGGCATGAGGTTATCGCGAAGCGCCCCACCGGGAGCGTCCACATCCCGCCACTCGCCGGGCTGAATCGGGCTTTCCGCATCCTGAATGCGCATCCCCTTGGCCTTGAAGCCAGCGGGAATGTTCACCAAGGTCCCCGCATCAATCAACTGTCGGAGGACCGAGGTCGATGATCTCGCTAAATTCCCCAGCAAATGCACCAGCCCAAACCCATAGAACCCAAGTCCGGGCATGAACTTGTAGTGTACAAAATACTGGCGCTTGCGCCGCTTCGGATCGTTCTCACTAAAGTTACGACGAATCGCCAGAATGTCGCCGCTCGATGAGTCGATTGTTACAATATACGGCAACTGGACCCCGGTCGGCTCGCCGTCCTCATCCTTGTCCTCGTAGCCGGGAATATCAAGGGAGCAGTGGCACTCGTACAGGGTGTACTCCTCGGTATCCCCCGAGGGCTCCACGCCCGTAATCTTGTCCGTCTTTTCCTCGATCTGGTCACGCATCGGCTCCGCAGGAGGCGACATGTCCAAATCCCTATAAAACCCGCTGACCTGTTGCTTGCGAAGGTTGTTCTCCGACACCCTCAACACATGCGTCACACGCTCCGCCGTCATCAAATCCCGCGCCGAATACGGTACAATCAAATCCTTCGGCAACACATAAGGCGATACCGCCCGCTGCAAGTCCCCGTCGTAGTAGACCTTCTTGAAGGTCGATCCACCATAGCCAAGGTAATACAGCATCTGGTCGTAGTCGGGATCATACTCCTCCATCTCGACCGTAATCTGGTAGTTCATGTAGTCCTTCACGCGCTGGGCCTGCGCCTCCTTCTCCGGAGTGGCGTTCCCAGCAATCTGCGTCCGAACAGGACCGCTCGCAGGCAACATTTCCTTGTAAGCCTGAGCCTGAAACTGCGTTACCGCCTCGTTGAGAAGAGGATGCACGACACCAGTAGAACCATTAAACGGCTCCGTGCGCTCCTCATAGATGAGGCCAAGCAACGTAAGCCCCTCCTCATACGCCTTCTCCCAATCCGCACGACCGCTATTGTCATCCTCAATCAGCCCGCAGAGATCCTGACTGATCTTCGCCAGATCAGTGTCTTCCAAAACAGTAGCGAGATTGTCGCCAAACCCAATAGACGATACATCCAACGACTCGATGTCCCGGCCAAAGATCACCGTGGCCCCGCCATCCTCGTCAGGCTCAATGGTTACGTCGCCGCCCGCTTCCGGAAGATCGTCATCGGGGATATCGACCTCCATCCCCGGACCACCGTCCATCGCCATCGGGTTGTTCGGAAGGGCCTGCGCAATTCCAGAGTAAGGTGCGGCCATTAGTAGTAAACCCTGTTCGTGGTCCGTGGACGGTCGTCCATCTGGTAGTCTTCAGGATGAGCGATAAACCCGCCCTGCCGGAAACGCATCAACGCCTGCGTGGCACAATCGACCATATCATCATGTTCCGCGAACGGAAAGGCCGCGATTTCCTCAACAACCTCCTCCGCCCACGAAGCGTCCGGCCTCCACACCAGCCCCGACTCAAACAACGGAGCCACAGCATTCACACGGGCATGTTTGTCATTCCCCCGGCTCGGCGTAAAGTTAACAATCGGTATTCCCAATTGCCGAAGTTCCTGCGTCAACGGCATTCCCGCAGCCTTGGCCTCGATTAAAACCGTGTCAGGTTCCCAATACTTGTACTCTTCAAAGGCTATCCTTTTCAGGTCCGGAAACTCCCACCGACCCTTCTTCGCATCCAGAAGGATCACATTCGCCGGGCTATCCTCCCTCGGATAAAACACCCCCCAAGTCTGAATCGCCGTGTAATCCGCAGTCCTCGTCTTTAAGTAAGCAGTATCATAAGACTGCATAACATACTGTAATCGTGGGATTTTCGAGCTTTCCCAGATGTTCCACCACTCCCTCTTGATGATGGCCGCCGAGTCCGAGGTCGGCTGCTGCATGTACTGCGCTTGCCACTTCGAAGGGGTAATGGACGCCTGTATCTTCTCCAGTTCCTCCAGCTTCCAGTATTCCGGCCAGAGGGCTTTGCCGCTGTCCAAGATTGCCGGAAACTCGACCACCTCCCACTGATCGGCCTTGGGATCCGTCGCCATCTGCTTTAACAGACGGGCAGTCATGTCCTTGTCGCCCCACCTCGTCATCACCAACACAATCGCCCCGCCCGGCTGCAACCGCTGGCGAGGCCCCGACATGTACCAGTCCCACGCAGCCTCAAGGGCCGTGGGCGACTGAGCGTCCTGCTCGGAGTGCGGATCATCGACAATGAACAAGTCAGCACCGCGACCGGCAATGTTCGACCCGACACCCGCAGCATAGTACTCCCCGCCGTCGTCCGTCTCCCACCGATACGCAGCCTTGCTGTCAGCCCGAAGCTTAACCGCTGGGAATACCTCATGGTAGTCCGGGCCATCCATCAGGTTACGGACCTTGCGACCGAACCTGATTGACAGATCCGCAGTATGAGTCGCCTGCATGATCTTCTTCGTCGGCATACGGCCAATGAACCACGCCGGGAACAGGAAGCTCGCAAACTCAGACTTCGTGTGCCTCGGGGGCATGTTCACAATCAGGCGCTTGAGGGTTCCGTTCGCCACGCGCTCAAGCTTGTCGGCCACGATCTTGTGGTGCCGACCGGCCACGAACCCCGGCCATACGTACTTTACGAAGTCGATGAAGCTGTCATGCGCCTTCTGTTGCTTGGTCAACTTGACCGCACGATTCAGAAGCTGCGCGTATTTCCTCGCGGCTTCCTCAGGGAGAAGTTCGATGGATGACATGAGGGGTTCCTGTAGAGGCGGGATTTATACTTCTACAGTGTTTACAGAAGTTGGAAAAGGTCAGAGGTTCGTGATTGGGCCGCCCATCAACCATGCGTCACAGGTCCGGTCCCCCGCGCATTTGAAATGGAACAGTTGGCAGTAGCCGAGGTTCGCGGCTTCTACGGTGGCTGCGGCGTGGGCCATTTCCAGACGTTGTACGGGTTTTGGTTCGTCTTCCTCAAGGCCGATGCCGGTGGCGATGCACTCCATGATTTGCTTCGTTTGAATGAACGCCGCGCAGTTGTCACACCGAGAAGTCTTCGCGGCCACGGGGTTCGTGGACCACATGTCCGCCTTTCGTTTCCAGAAGTCATTGCTGGGTTCAAGCGGATTGAGGGGGCCGTAACCATACTCCTTGATGGCATGGTTACGGTTCTTCAGGTTTATGGAAACATCCTTCGTGGACGGCGGACAAACCTTAGGACTCTTGTAAGCGCGGCGGAGAGCTTCCCCAATAGCGAAGTTCTTGGGCATGGGAGGGGATCCTTGTAGTCGTACTTACAGGAGGAGGGGTGCTTCATCCCGGCAGATTACTACAGAAATCTCTGGCGGGGTAGGGGATCCTAGGGGCCTTTCGTTAACGTAACCCTGACAATGGATCTTTTGAACTTGTTGTGGTTGTGGCAAAAACAGTGATTTAGGCCGATCCCCGCGACACGGCCCCGTTTAGGGGGGTCGAGCATCGCGAACATCAAATCTGTCACCTGACAGAAAGGTCCAAGGGACCCGACACTTGATTGACTCAAGCAAGTATGACAGGCGCAAGGTCCGTGCCTGACAGTTCTGTCACCTGACAGATGGCCGTGATCCGTGGACCCCGAGCCACCGGCGCCCGACCTTGGACCCGTGATCGTGGAATAGATGTGTGTGCATACACATACTTTGGGCCGGTGACAGACCGTGACAGGACCACGGATCACGGGCGATTGCTGGACCGATTAGCGCCCGTGGACCGGGGGTTCTGTCAGAGGTACATGGACCACGGACCATGTGTCCAAGGGCATTGCGCGAGGCCCTGAGGCCTGAGGT